TACCTGTTTGGGTCGCACACTTGTTGCCGTTCCGCTCGTTGAGTTCTATCCCCCGCTTGGCATTGGCCCGAATCTCTTGGCCGTAGTCCGAATAAGACTCGAATTGCTGCCTCTTGTGATTCTCCCAAGTTGAGCCACAAACCGCAAGCCGTTGAGCCGTATCAGGGAACTCCGCATTGGTTTGGTTGTTGCTCATGCAGCGACCGATGAAGCCTTCTCTTGACTCGTTATTGTTCGGGATTGGCAGGGGCATTCAGGGGGTGGGTTATGGTGTTTTGGTTGACTTCGAGAAACAAGTCCGCTTGAAGGTAAATGTATTGAAGAGCCGATTTTACGCATTCTGCGCACCACCAATTTGTAGGCGGTCGCCCGTGAGCCGTAAGGATGGCTTGCAGTTCACCAACGGCATCGGGTGGGAGTCGCATCGTCAGGGAGGCGATATATTGGTCCCAGTACTTCCTGTGCTTTTGGGCCACGATGAATTGGTCGTCGGTCATTTGAAGGTCCATTCCCGAATGATTATTGCGGTGGCAGATGAGGCAAGGCCGAGGATAGGGGCCAAGTACCATTGGCAGGTCGGCAGGGTCAGCAAGACCCCAAGCCAAAAACCAAAGCAGGTCATACAACTAAACGGCTTCCGCTTCGCAAAGGGCAAAGCGTAGAACCATCCCGGCAGGACCCGGAACTCCACGACCGCAAGGGTCGCTAAAGCACTAATCAGGATGGGATAGACCAGTATATCCATTTGCTTCAATTGCGGTTTTGATTTTGGCCTTGGCCTGTTCGATGGAGTAAATGATGGACCTGTACGGGATGCCCGTTTCACGGGACATGGCCTTCATGTTGCCTGTCTGCATGAGCAGGTTCAGCAGTTCCTTGTCGTACGGGAACGCTCCATCCTTGGCCCAAGAGTCCATCTCGCTTTGTGCAATGGCCCAAAGGTCGTCAAGCAGGGAGTCGTAGTCCTTGCCCAGTTCTTGGGTTTCGGGGTCAACCTCGACCCGCTCGTCGTGGTGTCGGTACTTCTTAGCGAATTGGTTGTTGTTGCCCCGATAAAGGTTCATTATCAGCCGAACGATGTAAAAACGCAGGTAGCCTTGGTCCTGCATCTTGATGATTTTGTCGGGGTCTTTCTCCAGCAAAATCAGGACGACCTCTTGTTCGAGGTCCTTCCAAAGCGGATTGCCCCCCGTAATGGTGAGGCAAGCCTTGCGGATTTCTCCGCTTCGATAAAGGTCAAGGATGGTAGCCTCTGCGTTCACTAACGCAAAGATGGAGGGGGTTCTCGTTAATGTTGCAAAAAATCTCTCGTCCTGTTTAAAACCTGTGTACGCAGAAACTTGATGTCGGGCCTTGCCCTCATGTTTTTGGCAAGGATTTCGAGGTTGTGCATGACCGTTGCGTGGTTCCTCTTGATGATTCGCCCGATTTGGCAGTAGGTGTAGAGGTATTCGGAGTAGGCGATGTCTGCAAAGATGCTTCGAGCAAGGACCAGTTCTTGGGTCTTGACTTCGCTCAAGATGTCATCGGGGCTGACTCCGACGACCTCTGCCGTGTAGCCGAGGATGGTGCGTGATATTAGGTCCATGGTTAAAGCATTGATTCGATTAAGTTTATTCTCTCTCCTATCCACCGCATGACCGGGACGGCCATTGAGTTACCGCAAGCCTTGTATCGTGGCCCATCGGGGCATTGGTCGGCTTCCTTGTTGCGGTATGGAATCTTCGTCCAATCATCCGGGAATCCCTGCAAGCGTTCGCATTCCTTGGGGGTCAGCCTTCGGATAGCCATTGAGTGCATCACCTTCGGCCCCGAAGTATTTGTTCCTCCAACCGCTTCGGTTATTGTCGCACTCGTTTGCCCATTAATGGATTGATTGTAAACATCCACGGCAATGGGTTGCAACACGGCTCCAATATGCTCCGTATCGGATTGTGAGCGAATGGTTTGCGTGGTGTGGTTGTTGGTGGTGTAATTGTAGGTGTCCACGGCTATCGGTTGGGCAACTGCGTGTGGCCCTCTTGCAACTAACGATGACATTGTTTCTTCTATCTCAATTCTTGGCTCAAATCTTGCATTCTCGCCTTGATTGAATGCTGCACGGTCAATCACTACTTGACTTGCCTCTCCAACGCTTCCTTCAACATCGGAGGCAAATTCTTCCCTCTTTTTTCTGCCCGGTTTAGTATTCCCTTGCAGGCTTTCGGACTCAAATAGAACCGCTGCGGCAACTCGCCAATCTCCAAGGTATCCGACAACAAACACTCTTCTGCGTCTTTGTGCGACTCCGAAGTATTGAGCGTCAAGAACTCGGTAGGCGAACCCATAGCCGAGTTCCCCCAACGCCCCAAGGAAGGTACCAAAATCCCTTCCTCCGTTACTTGACAACACGCCGGGGACATTTTCCCACACGACCCACTTGGGACGGAATTTATCAGCGATTGAAAGAAAGGTAAGCATGAGGTTCCCTCGTGGGTCAGCAAGACCTTTGCGAAGTCCTGCAACGGAGAAGGATTGGCATGGGGTTCCGCCCACGAGAAGGTCAATTGGTCGCTCATCTGCGATTGGGTTTTGGTTAATGGTTGTCATGTCACCAAGGTTTGGCACATGGGGGAAACGATACTTTAAGACTTCGGAAGGAAATTGCTCGATTTCGGAGAACCATTGCGGCTCCCATCCGAGGTCGTGCCAAGCAACTGAGGCTGCCTCAATGCCTGAACAAACTGAACCGTACTTCATTAGAACGGGTTTGGGGGTAGGGGCATCCAATGGCTTACTTCGATTAGAAACCACGTTTGATGCTCGTAGTACCATCTTCCATCGCCCAGCCATGCGTAGGCTTGATTGCGGTCGGTCGTGAATATCAGGACAGGCTCGTAAGGTTCCGGCATCCTGTCCAAGCATTTAATCCATTCCATGTCAGGCGTTTTTGGCTTGGAGGATACGACCGAGCAGGGTCCAGTTCACGGACCAAGGCTTGATGGTTTCGCTTTTGTCGGGGCGGTTGCAGTTGACACACTCCTTGCGGATATGCAGTTGCCAGCGTCGGAAATCGATAGGTGTGGTTTTCATGGGGTTGGGGTTTAGTTGGTAAGTTTATAGGCTGACGCTGGGGGGCTTTCGGTAAGACCAGAGGCTGACGATTTATCATTCATTATATGCGATAATGACGCTTATTGACCGATTTCTCATTCATTATACCCGATTGCGTATAGTTTGAAAAAGTTGATACCTCCCACACGAATCGGTCAGGGTCTTGACTTGTGGCCCGAATCCGTTGCTTCGGGATAGCACATACTCGCAGGCGTTACCCTTGGCCCGGACCTCAATCACCTTCCAAGGGCGGTCGTTGGTGCAAGCGGTCAGCAGGAGCAGCAGTAGGTATCGCATGGGACAAATCTACACAATTATTCCACACTTGCAACCACTCGCTGAAAATCCTCAACGCTTCGGATGACCTCGTATCGGTAGCCTGCCTCTTGGACGACTGACTCCCACCACTTTTGCGAGAGGGACTGCTTGCCTTTCTCGGCTTTGAACTCCAAGAAGATGGCTCCTTTGTCGGAGAGATAGGTCATGTCTGCAACCCCAGCGGTCAGGCCGATGCCTTTGAGAAAATGACCGTTCGTTCGGCTTCGGGGGTTGTTGAGGTTCAGGAACAACCGCCCTTCTTCGTGGGGCTTCAAGAGTTTGAACAACTTGACGCAGGCTGCTTGCAGGGTGTATTCGGGTGTCATTAGCACATACAATTAAAATCTTCTTGGTCAAAATCAAATTCCATCGGGGTTCCTTGCTGGGCCATCTTCACATAGTCGTTGATGGATTTGTTGCCCCTAAAACTTGTGTGGCCGTATTTCTGCTCATGCTTGGCCCACCAGCCCACGAATCGGGTTCCGTGTTGGATTGTTTCAACGATGTTCCTATCGGATTTCTTCCAGCAAAGTTCGCAGTTGCCAAATTTGGAATGGATACCCAATTCAAAGGGCTGTTTCTGCCACCACTCCGTAAGTTCACGCTGGCCGATTGGTTTCTCAAAGTCGGTCAGTAGCGGATAGATTCGCTTGTCCTCTGCCTTGATTTCGGGCCAAGAGATTCGTTTGGGCATATCTTCTGCCCGGAACCCGATGCTGGTTACAAAGTTTTTGGTCTTAAAATATTCCTTCGCAAACTTTTGGATGGGCCTTGTTTTCAAGTAATCCGAGCAGTATGGGGCTTTTGAGTGAGGTAATCCCTCGTAGTCCCCCTTGTTTAATTGCATTATCGCCCCATCAAATGGCTCTGCATTGATTGCAAGTTCGTCCCATTCCACCACCTTGTATCCTACCCCTACGCCCATCGTTTCGGAATAAACACCTTCAATCTTCACGATATTGATACCCCAATACTTCTCGCAGTTTTTAAGAAACTCAATCGTTTCGGGTCGTTCCATTCCCGTGTTCGCAAAAACAAAGACCTTGTTGTCGTCCTTGTATTTAGGGTCCGTATGCAGGATGTAGGACATCATAGCCGAAGAACGGCCACCGCTGATTGAGGCGAGGATGTTCATAAAGGATATTCGTTGGCTTTGGTGTAGGGCAGTTGACATTGGACTTGGGCGATGCCAAGGCTACCGTTCCTGTTCTTACGAAAGATGACCTCCATCAGGTCTTGCTCTGCGCTCTTGTCGTGTTCGTATGGACGATAAACAAAAGCGATTTTGTCGGCATCGAACTCCAGTTGCCCAGTTTCCCGAAGGTCGGACATGATGGGACGATGGTCAGCCCTGCCTTCCGTTGCCCTTGAAAGCGAAGAAACCACGACCCCGAACACCTTTTGCCTCTTGCAGATTGCTTTCAGTTGCTTGCTAATGTTGGTCATCTGCTCTATTTTGGGCTTGGGCTTGTCAATCTTGGCAGGCTCCACGAGTTGCAGGTAGTCAAGGTAAAAGCCAACGATTCCGAACTTGGCTTTGAGTTTTGCTATCTCGCCCTCGATTCGGTCGAGGTTGGCTTGATGCAGGTCCACGATATACAAGGGCTTCCCTTTGAGTTGGTCAGCCTTTTGTGCCAACGTCAGGAACTGCTCCGTAGTGATACGCTCGTCGGGCTTAAGGAATGCTGCCCCGTCCATCGTTCCGAGGTTGGAAAGCATCCGCTGGGTCAATTGGTCTGCACTCATTTCCATCGTGAAGAACACGACGGGAATATCGGCCATGGCTTGGTTCATCGCTATTTGGAGAGCAAGCAGGGTCTTGCCCATCGCTGGCCTACCACCTACGAGGATAAACTCGGATGGCTTGAACCCGGTGCAGATGTTGTCAAGCGGTCGGATAAAGGTCGGATAGATTTGGTCCTTGCGTCTGCCTTCCCGGACCTCGTTCATGTTGGCGAGAAAGTCCTTGGCAAGTTCGTGAGCGGATGATTCGGAGGCGTTGGATTCAACGGCTTGGATGGACTGATAGCGTTGGAAGGCTTTGGGGATGTCCCGGTCATGGGCGAGTTCTTCCATAATCCTCGCCTCTTCCCTCTCTTTCCAAAGGTCGTGAAGGTCGGAGGCGTAGGTCTTCCAGTTGCTGACAAGCCCTGCTTCGGGGTCGATGCCTTCAAGGAGTACATGGGCTTGTCCTTGGTCTGCGAGGTGTTTGTAAACGGTTACGATGTCAATCTCTCGCTCTGCTTTGTGGAGGGATTCAATGGCCCGGTAGAGCAGGATGTTGTTGCCTGTGAACAGGCGTTCCGGGATTTGGGTTAGGAGGACGGTTCGGTTTACGAACTTGTCCATGAGGCAGCCGAGTAACTTTCGTTCAGCGGACAACTGGTAAGGGTTCATCATCGGAGTTTAGGTTTGAGTAGGCGAAGTTAGGTGTTCGTTGGATGGCTTGGTCCTCCCATCGTTTGCCGTTGAGGTAGGTGGAAGGGTGCGGAACGAATTGTGCAGGGGTTTCGGAGTAAAGTCGTTGAATGTTGCTGACCGCCAGTTCTTGCTCGGTCTTGGTTAAACGTAGGAAGGAACGCTTGGCTCTTGCCTTGTCGGTCTTTCTTGGGAATGTTGTCCAAAATTGGTCAAACCTCTGAACATTCTCATTCTCCTTTTCATTGTCCTTTTCATTCTCCTTTTCATTTACATTCTCATTATCATTTCCATTATCATTATACATTAGGTTAGCCGATGGTTCGGGTATGGTTAGGTCTTGGTTAGCCTTTGGTTTACCACCACGCAAACCTGCTTCGTATTTACGCTGATTAGCAGCGATTTGCGGTTTTATGGCCTCCCATACTGCTTGTGAGTAGCGTGTGAGTTCAGGCTCAACTTGGTCGAGTGCGTACGCAATTATTGCGTGATAGACCTCCAGTTGCTCACTTGCTTCGAGGTGCTGGATGCTCCTTTGGAAGGAGCGGTAAAAGACGAATGAATCTCTCATAAGGGTAAAAAAAAACCCCGACTGATAGCAGCAGCCGGGGCAGGGGTTAGAGAATGAACCCTTTATCGGTAGCATCACTTGGCTGCTATACAAGTAATGCGTCTATTGGTAAATGTAGTACGCCTGCAAATTTACACTAAAATGGCAAATCATGTGCTTGGTGTTCCATACTTTCTTTGGCCTTTTGGTCAATCGGCTCTACTTTACCGCTGGTCTGCTCTTGCATCGGCTCCATTTTACCTGACAAAAACTTCTTTCCGTTGGCTGCTT